CCTTCCCGTCTCTCCCCAACACGGTCGAAAATCCCCGAGAACAGTCCGTTCTTAACCAGACCAGTCCAAGAATAATCCGATGCCAGCCAAACGCACTAAGGCTCTTGTTGGGGCAACTAAGCCAAGACTCTCCAGCATTCCATTAAAAGGCAAAAACAAGCTCGATGACGTTAAACAACTCTGCGAGATTATTAAGATGCCGTTATTACCTTGGCAGGAGTACGTTCTTAAGGACATGCTGACAGTTGATAGCAAAGATAAGTGGATTCGCAAAACTAACTTGCTACTTATCGCCAGACAGAACGGCAAGACTCACTTGGCGAGAATGCTCATCTTGGCTCACTTGATTAAGTGGGAAACCAACGTTCTGATCATGTCCTCAAACCGTTCAATGGCCTTGGACACTTTCAGACAAGTAACTTCAATCCTAGAGACCAATGACCATCTCAAGGGGTTTGTTAAACAGATTCGCCATGCTAACGGTACAGAATCTATTGAAATGCTCTCAGGCGCTCGTCTGGACGTTGTAGCAGCTACTAGAGATGGCTCTCGTGGTCGCTCAGTCAATGGCCTGCTATTCATCGATGAGTTGCGAGAGATTACTGAAGAAGGGTATCGCGCTGCAATTCCAGTCACGCGAGCCCACGCCAATTCCCAAACTCTGCTCTGCTCGAATGCGGGTGATGCGTTCAGCCTTGTCCTCAATGGAATGCGTGAGCGCGCTTTGGAGAACCCGCCTAAAACATTCGGATTTTATGAGTATTCTGCTCCACAGTATTGCAAGGTGACAGATCGTCACGGATGGGCTCAAGCGAACCCGTCTCTCGGATATACGATTACAGAGGAAGCCCTTGAAGAAGCTGTTGCAACATCTCCTATCGAAAACACCAGAACGGAACTCCTTTGTCAATGGATTGACTCTCTATCTTCTCCTTGGACTCATGGCTCCTTGGAAGAATGCGGTGACTCTAACTTGGCGCTTACAGTCGGTGCTTACACAGTATTCGCCTTTGACGTCAGTCCATCTCGTCGCAATGCGTCTCTGGTTATTGGACAGATTCTCCCAGATGGCCGCGTTGGAGTTGGACTTGCGCAAACGTGGGAGTCGCAAGTCTCTGTGGATGAGTTAAAGATTGCAGCTGAGATAAAAGGCTGGGCAGACCAGTACCGTCCAAGGTCTATTGGCTTCGACCGTTACGCAACTCAGTCAATTGCCGACCGTCTCTCTAATGCAGGGCAAGTCTGTACCGATATCTCAGGCGCTCAGTTCTATCAGGCTTGTACCGATCTAAAAGATGCACTTGATAACAAACGACTTGTACATTCATCTCAAGAAGGTTGGATTCAACAGATGAATAACTGCGCTGCTAAAACTAATGACTCCTCATGGCGCATTATCAAACGCAAGAGTGCTGGAGATATCTCTGGAGCGATTGCAACTGCAATGGTTGTCTCGACATTATTAAAACCACAACAGGTAGCGGCTATTTACTCAGATTGACCTATATGTAGTGTATAATTAGCACCTATGGGTATCTTCTCGCGTAAGCCAGCAGTCATTGAAGCGCAATATGCGCCTCAAGTTATGGCTGATAATTACTTAGGCTATAACCAGTATTATGCTCCAGCCATTTCTCGTAATTTAGCGATGACTGTCCCATCGATAAAAAGATGTCGAGATTTATTGGCAACAGTAGCTACATTTCCTCTTGAATATAAAAAGAAATCAACAGGCGAAGACATTCCTCAGCCACGTTGGGTAAGTCAGCCATCAAAAACTCAACCAAAGTTCGTTACATACAGTTGGACGATTGATTCGCTCCTCTTTTATGGTCAAAGCTTTTGGGAAGTGGTCGAGACTTATCAAGAGGATGGAAGACCATCAGCGTTCGAGTGGGTCGCTAATACACGCGTCTCTACTACTACTGATCCATTTGGCATTTATGTCACTCAGTATTATGTAGATGGAACGCCTCGCCCGATGTCGGGCATTGGCTCACTCGTAACATTTCAAGCATCTAATGAGGGCATACTTACTACAGGCGCTCAAACAATTAAAGCGGCTATTGACGTTCAGAAGGCCGCTGCTATTGCAGCTTCTACTCCAATGGCTACTACAGTTCTTAAAAACTCAGGTGCAGATTTGCCAGCACAAGAAGTTTCAGGACTTTTAGCGGCTTGGAAAAATGCTCGCCGTAACGGTTCAACTGCATATCTCACTTCAACTCTCGATGCGCAGAATATTGGCTTTTCACCTAAAGATATGTTGTACACAGAAGCAATCCAGAATTTATCGACGGAAATTAGCCGTTTGTGTGGCATCCCTAGTTACTACCTAAGCGCTGACCAAAACACTTCGATGACATATTCCAATATTCTCGATGAAAGAAAGCAAATTGTAGCTCTTGCTTTTCAACCTTATATTTCTGCAATAGAAGAACGTCTTTCTATGGACGATATTTCTACTTCTGGACATGAGGTTAAATTCGACCTCGATGATGGATTCCTTCGTACTGATCCAATGGAACGCCTTCTCGTTGTAGAGAAGTTATTAACACTTGGATTGATTGATGTAAATCAAGCGATGGAAATGGAAGACCTTTCACCTAACGGAAGCGATAACTAATGGAAACCTTATACATTGAAGCCTCGTCTATCGAGTGCTCAGAAGACCGCCGCGAAATCTCAGGGCTTATTGTGCCGATGGGAACAGGCGAAGTTGGACTTACTAACCTCGGTGGAGTGGTCTTTCAGGCCGGTTCAATTGACGTTACAGATATCTCAAAAGTTCGTCTTTTAAGTCAACATGACATGAAGAAGCCAGTTGGAAAAATGATTTCTGCAGAAGTTCGTGATGGTATTGGAATTTTTGCTACATTCAAATTAAGTCGTTCAACAGGTGGCAACGACGCACTTATTCAGGCACAAGAGGGACTCGTTAGCGGTCTCTCTGTTGGTGCTGAAATTATCGCATCAAAGCCATCACGCGATGGTCACATTGTCGTAACAGCGGCTAAATTAAAAGAAGTTTCTCTAGTAACAGAGCCAGCCTTTAAGTCTGCTCAAGTATTAGAGATCGCTGCAGAGGAAGTCATCCCTGCAGAAGAACCCACACAAACAGAAAGCGAGACAGTCGTGCCAGATAGCACTCCAGTCGAAGCAACACCAGCAGTAGAAGCTGCAGCTATCGAGGCTGCTCGCCCTACAGTTTCAGCACAGGCTTACACAAAGCCACGCATCAACCTCTCAAACGAGTCATTCCTTGAGAACACAATCCGCGCACAATTTGGTGATGAGAATGCTCGTCAGTACTTATTGGCTGCATCAGATGTAACAACAACAGATGTCGCTGGTCTCGTACCAACACGTCAGCTCACAGAAATCATCAACAACAAGTCGACTGCTGGACGTCCATCAATTGATGCGATTTCTACAGGCGCACTTCCTGATGCTGGAATGAAGTTCCAGATTCCTCGCGTAAAGACAACTCCAACAGTTGCAGAAGCAGCTGAAGGCGGCGCATTCTCTGATACAGAAGTTGAAATTGAATATTTGGACGTCGATGTCAAGAAGTATGCAGGAATGCAACTATTTGATGTAGAAGTTCTAGATCGCACTTCTCCAGCATTCTTCGCTGAACTTCAGTCACTTATGGCTGATGCTTACGCTAAGGCTACTAACGTAGCAGTTCGCACAGCAATCCAGACTGGCGCAACAGCAGATACTACAACAATCACACTTCCTTGGGATGGCGCAGAAATGGCTGGCTTCATCGCTCGCGCATCTGATTCCATCTACACAAATACACTTCGCTTTGCGTCTGGTGTAATTGTATCTCCTACACAATGGAGCAACATCATGGGAATGGTTGATTCATCAAACCGTCCTCTCTTCATTGCATCACAGCCACAGAACGCTGCTGGTAACGTTTCACAGTCACTTCGCGGATCACTCCTCGGACTTGACCTTTACGTTGACTATTCACTTACAGGTGTAGCAGACGGCTCAATTGTTGTTGTCAATCGTGAGTCATTCACATGGTTCGAGTCAAGTCGCCTTCAGCTTCGTGCCGACAAAGTTGGTACAGGCAAGGTTGAAGTTGGCTACTATGGCTATGGCGCTATTGCAACTAAGGTTCCATCAGCGGGCGGCGCGTTCAAGTTCAATAACGCTGCTTAATCAGTAACACCCATTAGAACGGCTAGGGGGGTCGTGCCCTTCGACTCCCCTAGCTCTTAATGAAAGGAAAGTCATGTCACTCTGCACAGTTGCTGAACTCAAAGCGGCTCTTGGCGTTGGAAGTTTATATTCAGACGCTACGATCCAAGAAGTTTGCGACGCTGCAGATAACGTGTTACTCCCATTCATCTGGGCTAATACCAATTTCAACACAGGGCACAGCAACACAACCACAACAGGCACTTTGTACTTTGATGACATCGTTACTGGCACGTTCTATGTCGGTGAAACTGTTGTAATCACAGGCAACGGCTCTAAGCATAATGGAAGCAAAACCATCACTTCAGTAGGCGATTACTCCATTACTTATGCCATTACAGGAAACAACAACACAGCAGCGCCGTTCCATCCAGTCAATCCATACGGCACAGTATCCTCAGAGACTTATCTCGACCCTTCAGCAATTCCAGCAATCCAAGAAGCTGCACTCATGGTCAGCGTATCTATTTGGACTGCTCGTCAAACTAACTCAGGCTCAGGTATGAATCCAGACGGCTCAATCGGTAGCCTTTATTCAATGTCTGCTCAACTTGTCGCTCGCGTACGCGGTCTTTTAGCACCTTACCTAGACCCTAGAAGCATGGTCGGCTAATGACGGCTATAACAACCCTTAGAACGTCTATAGCGACTGCCCTAGCGGATAACTCGCTCTATTCAGTATTTGCATTCCCACCAGCGACTCCAATTGCTAACTCAGTAATTGTCAGTCCTGCTGATCCATACATCACGCCAACCAATAACGATAGAACTTCAATCGCTCCATTGGCTAACTTTAAGATTACAATTCTTGTCCCATTGCTTGACAATGAGGGCAACCTTGCCGGTATCGAGGCAGACATCGTTCGAGTGTTCTCACTATTGGACGCTTCGAGCATCGTGTTTAACGTGGGAACAATCAGCGCTCCAAGCGTATTGTCAATCCCATCTGGAGACTTACTGACTTGCGACATTGCAATCAGTACCCTAACGGAATGGAGCTAATCGATGGACGATTGGACTAAGGAACAAGCCGACTTCTTAATCAAAAACGGTCAGCGTCCACCAGCAACACCAGCAACAAGACCAACTACTAAGAAAGACGAGGAATAACCTAAATGGCAGTATTTCTAAGCAATCTAACAGGCGTGAAGGTTAATTCAGTCGACCTTTCAGATCACGTTACATCAGTCACTCTCAACCGTTCATTCGATGAACTTGAAGTAACAGCAATGGGTGACGCAGGCCACAAGTACGTCAAGGGTCTCGAAGCATCATCTGTAACAATCGAGTTCTTGAATGACACAGCAACAGCCAGCGTTCTTGCAACACTTCAGGCTGCATGGGGAACTAACGTAACTGTAGTTCTACTTCAGTCAAAGGGAACAGCAGTTTCAGCTACTAACCCTCTCTACACAATGACATGCTTAATCAACAACACAACCGACATCAACGGCGCAGTTGGAGATTTGTCAACACAGTCGACGACATTTAACGTGTCAGGCACAATCGCAGTAGCAACAACAGGAACATTCTAAACAATCTAAACAAAGGGGCAAAAGAATGGCAAAACTAAAAGTAACAAGGGCAGACAATTTAATAACAGAGTATGAAATTACTCCACTCATTGAATATTCTTTCGAGCAGTTTGCCAAGAAGGGCTTTCACAAAGCGCTGATAGAAGATCAGAAACAATCTGACGTCTATTGGCTCTGTTGGGAAGCAATCCGTCGCTCTGGGGAAACCGTCCCACCATTCGGTGAGAAGTTCCTAGAGACTATTAAAGGGGTAGAGGTCTTAGAGTCCGACCCTTTAGGCTAGATCGGAACTCCGTCACTTATACGGCAGCTCGTCTATCGTATGAGTACGGGGTTTCGTTCGAGTCCATAGTGAATCTAACGCCAATGGCGTTCAAGGCTCACATCCAAATATTGAACGATATAGCGAAGGAGCAGGAGAATGCCAACAGAACTAGAAGGCGCTCTCGAACTTCGTAAAGCGTTAAAGAAGTTTGAGCCATTACTTGCTAAGGAAACTCAAAAGGAAATCGCTGGACTCCTTCGTATTATTACTACCAAGGCTAAGGGTTTCGTTCCTAGTGAAGCACCTTTGAGTGGCTGGGCTAGTACAAATGGCATTTGGGGTAATCGCGCATTTGATTCATCTGAAATTAAGCGTGGCATTACCTACTCAACGTCACCATCTAAGCCAAATAAAAAAGGCTTTAGATCACTAGCAACAATCTTTAACAAGTCTGCTGCTGGTGCTATCTATGAAACTGCTGGACGCTTGAACCCTAACGGACAACCTTCACAGGCATCCACAAGGGGAAAGCGCAGCTCTTACATGGACACCTCCAACAAGGTAAATAAGTCTGCTAATCCTCATGCTGGAAAGCAATTTATTGACTCAATGGGTCAAATGTACAAGGTTCAACGCATGCAAGGCCAAGGTGGTCGAGTAGGTCGCAAGATGAACGGTCGCTTAATCTTCAGAGCATGGGGCGAAGACCAAGGCAAAGTCAATGCGGCAGTAATCAAGGCTATTGAAACTTCAATGACTAAAGCTCTTACTGTCACCAAAGGTTCTAAAATTAAGTTCAGGGGACGCTAATGGCATTTAATACAGACCTAGCAGTTAGAATTGCTGCTGCCTATGATAAGGCTGGCTTTGCTAAAGCTGATACTGGCATCAAGAAACTTGAGAAAAGTGCTAAAAAACTTGGTAAGAGTCTTGGCATTGCGCTTGGAACTACAGCCGTTGTTGCGTTTGGTAAAGCCTCAGTCAAGGCCTTCGCAGCTGACCAAAAGGCAGCAACTAAACTCACTAACGTAATCAATAACTTAGGGCTTTCGTTTGCTAATGCTGACATAACTACATTTATTGACAAACTCGCACTTGCTTCAGGAGTTGCCGACGATCAGTTACGTCCAGCGTTCCAAGCGCTATTGACCACTACTGGCTCAGTTGTTAAATCTCAGGAATTACTTAAAACAGCGCTCGACGTATCGGCTGGCTCTGGAGTTGATTTAGCCACAGCGACCCTAGATATTGCTAACGCTTATGTTGGAAACAATAAGGGACTGAAGAAATACACTCTTGGACTTACCAATGCTGAACTTAAAACAGCGTCATTCGATACAGTTCTTCAGCAATTCAATCGCAACTTTAGCGGTGCAAATGCAGCCTACTTAACAACCTATGCAGGGCAGATGCAGTTACTTATTACTTCAGCAAATGAAGCTCAAGAAGTAATCGGCAAAGGCCTTATCGATGCATTTAAGTTACTTGCTGGGGATACATCTATTGGCAGCCTTTCAGACAAGATGGCTACTCTTGCTAATAACATTGCTAACTTCTTCCGTGGTCTAGCAATAGGTTTCCGTGACCTTGCTCAAATGCCAGTCATTAAGCAACTTCTCCAACTTGCTGGAATTATGCTCAAGATTGTGGGCGCTGCAGCAGGGGCAATTATTGATCCATTCGTTAAGGCTGGAGCACAATCTCAATCTTCCGCATTGGCGTCATCATCTGCTAATGCTCACCTTCAAGGATTATCAGCTGCGTCTAATGCGGCTAAGGCGGCTAAGGCTGAGAAGGATGCCAAGGCTCGTGCTGCAGCAATAGTTAAGTCTCAAAAGGCCAACACAGCAGAACTTAAAAAGCAGGCACTCACTAAAAAGCAATCAGCTCTGTTCGATATGGAGCAGATTCAGATCATTGCAGCTCTTAAGGGCAACATCAGCAAAGAGGATAAACTTCGCTTAGAACTTCAACTAGCCTTGCTTACCGGCAATACAACTGAGGCAGATAAGTTATCCAAGCAACTTGCTCTGGCCATTGATTCAACTGGGGCACTTGCAGATAGCCTCACAAAACTTCCAGATGCTAACAACCCTTTCAAGTCATGGGATGCGTTCCTAGATACCATTCTTGCAAAGGCTAAGTTAGCGGCTCAGATTAGCGGTGTATCTACTGGCTCAGTAACTAATTTAGGTCTATCAGGTAGCGAGAGCATTCCTCATGGCAATACTCCAGTCACTCCAATCTCAAGCATATCTTCAGGTGGAACAGCAGTAGGGTTCAATGGCGCAGGGCAGATTACTGTCAATGTCGGTGGTAGCGTTGTATCAGAACAAGACCTAATTGATGCGATTCTCTTAGGTATTCAGAAGAAGTCTCTATCAGGTTCTAATGCTTCGATTGGTCGCATTTCCGGAATGTTCAGCTAATGGCATTACCAGCACAGATAGCAGTCTCATTTGATTATTCATCAGGTGCTATATTTGGCTCTCAGGGTTTCGTAATTGGAGATGCTAAATATGGCATTTTAGGAACATCGACTCTCGGCAACAGTCCAATAGCCAATCCAGTTGTTGACCTTACTCCCAATGTTTATCAGATTTCTATTGTTCGTGGGCGTAACATTCAGCGAGATACTTATGAAGCTGGAACGTGTGTGGTTAGAGTTCTTGATCCATTAAGTTATTTTAATCCTCAAAATACATCTAGTCCCTACTATGGCTACCTTGCTCCATTGCGCAAGATTCGAGTTTCAGCAACGGTGGGCACTACTTCTAAATTCTTATTCTCAGGCTACATCACGGACTATAAATACACTTATCCCACAAATCAAGATACCGGATATGTGGATATATCTTGCACAGATGGTTTTCGTCTATTTCAGATGGCTAATATCACCTCAGTAACAGGCGCAGTTGCTTCCCAAGATACCGGAACTCGCATAGGCAAGATTCTTGACCAAGTATCGTTTCCAACTTCAATGCGTACTATCGCCACGGGACTCAATACATGTGTAGTTGATCCTGGCACAGCCCGTACATCTTTAGCCGCTATCCAGAATGCTGAGTTCAGCGAGACTGGGGCGTTCTATATGGATGGCTCAGGCACAGCCGTATTCAAGAACCGTACTCAAGTTATGTCATCTCTGGCCGCTACGCCTATTGAGTTTAATCAGACTACTGGCATTCCTTACAGCAACCTAAAGTTCGCCTTTGATGACAAGCTCATTATCAATTCAGCAACTTTTACTCGCCTAGGTGGTACGGCTCAGACTGCCAGCGACCAGACTTCTATTGACAAGTACTTCCCGCATGGCATAAGCCAAGATAACCTTGTGGCTGAGACAGACACAATCGTTTCCAACATTGCTAAGGAGTATGTAGCAACTCGAAAAGAAACAACTATCCGTATTGATGAGATGGTGGTCGATTTACTCAATCCTAGTGTTCCTACAACTACAATGATTGGGCTTGATTACTTTAACAATCTCAAGATAACTAACGTTCAACCAGATGGATCAACTATCGTTAAAACCCTTCAATGCCAAGGCATTAAATGGGACATAACCCCTAACAAAATGACAGCTACTGTAACGACACTCGAACCTATTGCCGATGGATTTATTGTGGGCAACACAGCGGGCTACGGTACAATAGGTGTCTCTACGCTCGGATACTAGGAGAATATAATGGCTACAGGGCTTCCAGCCGCAACTGGCGATATTTTAACAGCTGCAACGGTTAATGGATTGGTTGCGTATCAATCGACCATTACAGACAACACAAGCGATTACACCTTGGCACTTACAGATGCCTATCAAGTTCTTATTTCAATGAACAAGGCAACTGCTATTGCTCTTAAGATTCCAACTAATGCCGTGGTCGCATTCCCCGTAGGAACAGTTATTACTGTACTCAATAAGGGCGTTGGAACTTGCACAATTTCAGCAGTAACTTCAGGCACTACAACAGTTCTTTCAGCTGGTGCAACAGCCGCTTCACCTACTTTGGGACAATACAAGTCAGCAGCTTGTATCAAGACTGCAACTGATACTTGGTATGTGGTGGGCGCAATTGCTTAACAACATCACAGCAGTATTGTCTCCACAGATTCCAGGAGTGACAGTTGATTATCTTGTCATTGCTGGCGGTGGCGGTGGTGGAGCATGGGTTGGCGCTGGTGGCGGTGCAGGTGGATTCCGATCTACAGTAACTGCGACTGGCGGTGGCGGTGCTCTTGAAAGTCCTTTAATTTTATCTACATTACAAAATTATACCGTTACAGTAGGTGGTGGTGGTGCAGGAGTTACTAGCGGCCAAGGAGTTGGATCAGTTGGTGTGGCTTCAACATTTGCAACAGTTACATCAACTGGAGGTGGTGGTGGAGCTCCTTATGCA